CCTGCAGGTACGCTTTGCAGCGTAGCCGCGGTTTCGGCGGTTTGATTTTGAGCACTACCCGCAACAGTGGCGATAACGGCTATCTCGGTGCTTCCAAGCGTACCGATAACGGCAGATTCGGCGGCTAAATACACCTTATCGCCCACATTGATTTGTTGGCCAACAGGCACCGTTGCACCGACCGCGCCGCGAACACGCACCTTACCGCCCGCAAAGGTGGCAGTTTTTCGGTAAATCCCATATTTGGCAGCGTGTTTTTCGAGGTAGGCACTGTCGGCGGTATCGGCAAACGCTTGACGCAAAATCCACTCTTGATGCTGGTATTGGCCTTCACCCACAGCAGCAATAGCGGTAGCACGTACATGGTTGTCGCTGCCTGCGTGCACATGGGCGGTAGGGTTTTGGTTTTGTAGGTCGCGCAGATAATTGGCGCGGATTTGCTCGAAATTAAGTGCTTGCGTCATATCACGGCCACTTTGTGACTAAGAGTTACGGTATCGCCTGCGGCATCGACAGCTTCAATATGCAATTTCAGCCAGCCGCGCTGCGGTGTGGATGTGGTTACTTGGATGGATTGGGCGCGTTTAGACTGAAGCACGGGCTGTAATGCTTGCTCGGCGTATTGCTTGGCCAGAACTTCAATGCGCTTTAAATGCTTTTGGCGGCGTAATTCGTGCAGGCGGCTGCCGAGCGTGCGGTCTGCCCAGTAACTGCCCAAGGGTGTTACCAAGCGGATATACAGCTCGTTTTCGATGGATTGGGCGGATTGGTTGACCACATAGCCGCCTGTTTGTGGGTTGAGTAAAGCGTCCATACCTGAATTTTCGGATATGGACGCTCTTTCTTTGAGTGGATTGATGTCAGACAAATAGAAAAAGCCGCCTAAAAAACCAATAAGGATTCTTAGGCGGCCTTTAAAACCAGTTTAAATGACTTCACCGGTTTCCGAACCGTTGGTCTCAGTGTGTTTGTGGGTGCTGCCGACATCTTTACCGTTGTTGGTTAATGCGCCGGTAGTATTCAAATCGCCGACCATGTCCACGTTGCCGGTAAATGTCGTACCGCTACCGCCTTGCACGGCCATCCCTCCATTGCCGTTGATTTGGCCTTGTGCAGTCAACACCGCAGAACATTCGACCTTTTCTGAAGTGATATTTACGCCGCTAGGTGCTTTAATATTTAATTTATCGCAGTCAATCTCAATGACGCGCCCCTTTTTTAACACTATCTTGGCACCGTCGGCGTTATAAACAGCCGTTTCGCCATCAGACAAACCGGTAATGCGGTACGCGCCGTTTGTCGTGGTAACGATAATACCGTGGCTGGTTTTACCGCCCAAGGGCACAACAACGCAATCACTGCCGGCAGGCGGATTGCTGGTAAAGCCGAAGTTTTCGGCATGCTCCAAGTCTTGCACGGTTTCGCCGTCCAAGCCTTCGACTTGGATTTTTTGCACACCGCCACCTGCCTGGACTCTGGCAACCTTTCCGCGAAAGCCCTGCCGGACAGTGTTAAACGCCTGTTTGATACGCTTATCTATGGTTTTAATATCCATTTAAATAACCTGCAATTCCTGTTTTGGCTTTTTAGCTTGGCGGCGTTTTTTCGGTTTGGCGGCTGCTTGGCCGTTGGCTTTGCGGCTTTCAGACGGCCTTTTGGTTTTGCCCGATTTCTTCGGCGGGTCGGCATCCAATGCCCATGCGCCGTCCTCTTTCAGTGTCAGCACGGTTTCGGTGGGTTGGCCGCGACCGCCGGTGAAGGTTCTCGCCATCAGGAAATATACCGCGTCGATGCCGTCCGGTTCGCTCAATACGTTGATGCGCTGGCCGGGCTGCCACAAGGTGCCGTCGTCGGTGCGGTGCCCTTGTACGGTGGCAGTAATTGTTAAGCCTTCCAGCCTGCTGTCGGCCAGCCGCTTTTTCGCCTTGCGCTGCGCTTGAGCCTGACTGTCGATGTCCGGCTCAGTTACGATTAGGGGGCGGTGCAGTTTGACGGATTCGTCTTTGGCGGTGGCTTTAATGTTGTTTTTGCCGCTGTGGCTTTGCGCCAACACGGTAACTTCGCTGTACCGCGAGGCCATATCGCGGTTTACTTCCAGACGCTTGATGTTGTTGTTTTGGCCGTTGGTCCGTAAAACCAGCTCTGCCACCGGTGCGGCGGTGTAATCGGGACCGCCGACTACCAGCGTACCGTCCGGCTCCAGCCACGGCCATAAACCGTTTGCCTCGGCATATTCAAGCAGTGCATCCCACGCGCGGCTGCCCGGCTCGATTTGTACTTTATGGGTTTTATTGGTTTTAGCTGCATCGATACGGATTTTTGACAAACCCAAAGGCTTGACGATTTTTTCAATAATTTGGTTTAAATCCATATCCTGCGCATTAAACAACGGCGCAGAACAGTCTAACAGGATACCGGCATCGTCGCGGCCTTGTATTGTTAAGGTTTTGCCGCCTTTTTCGGTAACGGTCTGCACGCGGTCTATGCGGCCGCTCAATACCGTATCCCCACCAACACGAACTTCTACTTTATCGCCTTCTTTCACTGCAGTCGGGACTGCATCTACCGGACGGCCCAGAGTGACACTAAAATCATCGGCGGGGGTCAGAAGGTCAGACACAATGTCGTAGTTCGTCCATTGCCCATGGGTTTTACCGTTAATCATCAGAGTGACGGTATTATTTGGCGTAGGCATTCAACACCTCTCCTTTACTGAGAAAGTTCGGATGACGGATTTGCGGATTCAGACGCAACAACTCGCCAAAACGGCTGTAATCGCCATACCACTCAAACGACAACAGGTGCAGGCTGGTATCACGTCCTACAATTTTCTGCACTAACGGAGGACGCATATTCAAAACGGCAAAAGCCTGTTTTTGCAGCTTGTGCGCCGTATCACGCAAACTTTCAGTCAGTTCGGCGGCAGTTTCAAGATATGGTGCTTGCGGCAACAGGCCGGCAGCCTCAATGCGGCGATACACATCATCAGCACTGTCTGCTGGTGTTTGATATAACCTTAGCAGAGAATAAGCCATCTTCTCGGCCTTTGCCTCATCCGCCGACATCATCGCCAAAATACGGTTTGCGCCCAGCGCGCGTTGTAAAGCATCATGGGTATCGGATAATAGGCGTGAGATTTCCACGGGCGTTAAAGTCGGATCATCAATTTGTGTTGCCAAAATATCTGCTGCCTGTTCCGCCAAAGCACACGCTCCGACGGTTGCGGTAAATGCTGTGAACGCAGCGACATCTTCAACCTTTGTACGCTGAATTAAATCTATTGCCGAAACGCTGCCTTCTGCCCCGAGACTTACCTGCCACGGTGTAGCGGCGGCTTTTGATACCCCGCCAACCATATCGCGCCAGCCATCCAGCCCACTTTTACCTACGACGTGCATATTTGCCAACACACCGAATACTGATTTCAACTCGGCCACCAATACGCGCGGGTTGTTAAGAAGATTCATGGAGCCGGTGAATACGCCGTTTACCTGACCATACATAACGCCGACTGCCGTCAATACTGTGGCATGAAATGCGTTCCAACGGCTTTGCGCCTTCTGAATCTTGCCCAAGGCCGTCTGAAACACCTCAAAACCCTGCCATGAAGCCAAATCTGCCAGCCAATCGATTTCGTCGGCCAGTGCAGACGGCAATTCACGGTCAAAGAACGGGGCGGCTTTGACACTTTGCTTAAAGGTCATCCGCACCGTACAGTAATCGGGATTTTCTTCATTATGAGCGGCTTCAAAATCAGCCACCACGCAATCGGGCACGCTGCCGTAAATCGGGTGGATCAATTCGCCCGCACCAATCTCCCGCAAAACACCTAACAGGCTTTGCAGCCTGCTTTCATAATCATCCCCCCACAATACCGCCGTCAGGCTCATATCCATTGCCGACACACCGGTATCTTCAATGTCCGCCCCCTGAACAAAAGGATATTCATGTTCGGCCAAGGCGTGTGTACCACGCAACGTATCATCGATTACATCGAAGCCGACACCTTTAAAACTGGCATCAAGTAAAGTATCTTTCCAACTCATTGCGGTTCCTTAATTTTTTGCCGCCGCACGCGCCGCCGCTTGATTAATATAGGCCATAATATTGCCGTTTTGAACGGTGACTGTAACAGGAATCGGCTTACCTGCCGCCGCCTGCATTTGCGCCGCCGCCGCAGTCATCTGGGATGCCGCGTTGGTAAGCTGGGCGGTCGCAGCCTGATTTTCAGTTGCCGCTGTGACATATTGTTGACTGGCTTGCTGATTGGTTTGTGCGGATTGGCTAAGCTGCGCCATACTCTCTTTGAGAACAGGGCTGTCTAGCGGAGAGTTATTCCCACCCAATTCTTCCCGTTTTCTCATGTATTCGTTTTTGGCGGAAGACATAAAATCAGGTAAAAACGATTGCAAGCGGTCGGCGAATGCCACCAACGGCTTACTCCAGTCGTCATATTTATCCCGTTGACCCGCCAAATGTGTTACGCCACCCATAGCGGCCAACGGAGCAGCACCTAAAGCAAAGGCACCCATTGAGCCTACGGACGGCAGGAAACGGCCAGCACCGGCAACACCTTGACCGCCTTGAAAGAACCGCCATCCGCCGCTTACCATTGAACTTGCGCCAACGGTCGCCGATACCGCTGCGGCACCTTGTCCTGCCGCCACTGCTGTTTGCGCGGTCTCCTGATTACCTCTGGCCCAGTCGGCAATGCCCTTGAGCTTATCGGCCACCATGTCGGTAAAGCTTGAGAATGCGCCATATTCGGCTTCGCTATATGCCGTTTTGAGTTGTTCTTTTTTGACCCCGGAGCCGTCGGCTACAAATTGATAAGCACCATCTACTGCACCGGCGGCATTGGCCTGTCCTTGCTGCAGTCGTGCGGCTTCTTGCTTGTTGTTGATTAGCGAGAGCAACGCCATCAAGGCTTGGCGGTCTGAAACCAACTGGCCGACAGCCAGTACCGTCAACCAAAGCTTTCTGGTTTTCCAGTAAAGCCAACTTAGCTTCATCGCCTTGAGCAGCGGCCATTTGTTTCATTAATGCCGCGCTCTTTTCATCCTTACTCACGATTTCACTGACAATATCGACCAAAGCGTCCAGCGAGTTCATGCCGGCAGCCTGACGCTTATTCATACTGGCCGTAAAGTCAAAACCCTCTTGGCCGTTAATGTCGATTTTCTTTGCCTTAGTAACGATGTCCTGACTGCTGATTTTTGCCAGCAGGTTGACCAGGTTGTTACCGGCTTCGTCTGTACTGCCTGCAGTCATAAACGCCAGTTGGTTTGCATTTAACAAACTGCTGAAATTATCCAGTGTTGCGCCCATACCTGCGGACTTCATTGCTGCCAACTGTTGCGGCAACCATCGCGCCATGTCTTTCAGCTCAAAACCGCCATCCGCGCCCGATTGCATGGCTCGGTCGAGCAATGCAGGAATATCGGCTTCTTTAAACCCTGCCTGCTTCGCTTTGGTCACAATATTGGCAATATCATCGGCATCGGCATTCGCGGCCAGTGCTGTCTTCATTACGGTTGGCAACATCTGCTTCACAGCAGCATCACTCAATGAACCGCTGGCCACCATGGTATTCATCGCCTGCAAGGCTGATTCCTTAGATGTCCCACCCAAATAAGCGGCATCGTTTACCGTTTTATTGATTTCCGCCATGCCTGCGCGTTTTTCCGCCAAAGTCTTGCCTGCATACATGGTATTGGTCGCGTGACGCAGCTCCGTGTCATAGTCCATTGTCCGGTTGACTGGCTGAGCCAATACATAACCGCCAGCCATCACACCGGCGGCAACTGAAGTCGCGCCGCGTGCCAAACTTTTACCGCCTTGAACCATGCGGTTGAAACGGCTGCCGCTGTTCATTTCAGCATTTAATTCCCGAATACGGCTGCGCGTCTGTTGAGCGGCTCGCGCCAGCTCATTGTGCGAAGCACGGCCGCTTTTGGCCATTGCGTTGTAGGCTGCTTGAGTACGTTGGATTTCACGGCGGATTTCACGCTCTGTGCGGATGCCCAAACGGGCAGCAGCTGCATGCATCAGCTGTTGTTGCCTGCCGGAAGATGATGCCGCACGGCTTTGAATCTGCATCGTACGGTTGGCCTCGGTTGCCAAGCGGCGCAGGCCGACACTGGCCTCATCTCGAAACTTGGCAACTAATTCGACTGTATTACGGCTCATTTTTTCTTCCGTTTACTGATAAAAGTTTGAGTATGTCCGCCAGATGCAGATGGAACTGAGGTTTTGGCCGATGGGGCAAACCATGGCAGCACCACGGGAGCGGCACGGCCACGGTCAATCAAATCAGCCTGCTTCAGCCAGCCATCAAGCTCCGGCTGGGTCATCTTGCCGATATCGTCGGCAGAGATACCGTAGCTCCCCAGCTTTAAGACTGCGTATCGGTAGCGGTCGGCACGGGCTGAACGGACAGACGCTTTTTTGCCAGCAGCTCTTGGGCGAAATAAAGCGCGTCAAAATCGGTTGCGACCAACTCATCGGCCAAGAAGTCGGCCGTTAAAGCATCAGGTTGGATCGCACCGATATGGTCGAGAGAGGCTGAATAGGCTGCCAACATACGCGCCTGACCCTCCAGCGTTGGGTCAATAGCCATATCTTCGCGCACGGTCAGCAGATGCATGGAAAAATCACGATGAACAGCGCCATCAACAGAGATACCGTACTTCAGACGGCCTGAAACGGTTTTCAGGTCGGGAGAAACAACCAGCTCATACTCTTTTGCAGCATGTTCGAGTTCTTTGGAAATTGAAGACATAATAAAAGCCTCTAAACGGTTAATCGGATAAAAATCCAATTATCGTTTAAAGGCTATTTAAACCGTCTTTAACAGGTGTCAGTTCCGGATGGTTTACTCAATCACTTTACGGGTTGCAAAGCCGGTCACATCAATCACCAATTCATTGTCCACCGTATAGCTTTCACCGGCTTCGGCGGCGCAGAAGCCGAGGTACGACGTCGGGCGCGCGCCTTTTACGTCCGGCACCAGGCTGATTTTGGCGTCGTCGATCTTTGCCCAGTCCACCACCGTGCCGTCGGTCGGCACCACGGCGGTAAAGGTAATGTCGTATTGGCCGACGCCGCGGGTAAAGCCTTTGACGCGGCGGGTGCGGTTCATGGTTTTCACAGGCTTTTTGCCGGTGTTGTCTTTCACGTCGATTTTGGTTACTTCGACTTCGTTCGCGCCCAGATAGAGGATGACGCTGCCAACGTATTCGGTACTCATGTTTCAGCCTTTCTTACAAATATAAATCTACAACCATACCTACTACATGCAGGCCGTTGACGACATCGCTGGGAATGCGGCAGTTCAACATGCCGGTGTTTTGCAGGTCGCGTTCCACAATCAGTTTCGGCAGGGTTTTCCAGCTCTTCGCAGCGCATCAATACGTCAATCAGTTCGCTACGCACACGCGGCGGGGTGCGGTCGCTCAATTTGTCGCGCGGGAATCTTAGGGCGATGCGGTCGACGCAGGCGCGGCTTACATAAATCAAGGTGCGCACGGTGGTTACGTCCAGCAGGCTTTCGTCTGCCGTGCCGTTGGCGGTTTTGGTGTAGGTGGTGATGGCGCGGACGATTTGCGCCTGCGTACCGGCCGGACTGGTTTCAATCGGGGTCACACCGTTATACAGGGCGTTTTCCTGCTCTGTGCGCATGGTTTTGTCTTTGCTTTCGCACACGCCGATGCTGTTTAAGGCCAGCGTGTTCAACGGGCGGGCGGGGTCTTCTTCACTCGCCATCACGGCGGCAAAGGCGGCGGCCAGCTCGCAAGGCAGGCTGGGTGTGCCGCGATACCACGCGCTGACGATATGGCCGTGGTTCAGACGGCCTGCCAAGGTGGTGGCTTGCGCCAGCGTGCCGGTTTGGCCGTATACGCCGATTGCCCAGCGTTTTTCCATCGGGCTGGCTACGGTATCCAAATGGGCACGCAGTTTCAGCAGGTTGGTTTCGTCATTGATACCGCAGGCAATGATGTGGTGGCCTTCGGCGACCACGGCATTGAGCGCGGGGGCAATATCGGGGTTGACGAGGCCGCTCGCCATCGCGGTTACCGTGGTGCTGATACCGGCGGCGGTGCAGGCCGCCAACAGGCGGATGGCATTGCCCTCGGCGCCTTTGTTTTTGGCGGTGATGGTCACCACGCCGGCGGCTTCGGCAGCGGACACCGGCAGGCCGGGCTGGGCGGCAATCGCAGCCTTGACGGCTTTGCCGACGGTATCGGCGCTGTCGCCGGCGGCCACAGGCACCATCAGCACGTCGGCGTTGCCGATACCCACGCGCAGCACACCCTGCGTGGTGGCATTGCCGGTAATGGTGATTTTGCCTGAGGCGGG